GAAAGGGTATCAACAAAGATTGATTACAGGCAAAGGAGATACAGAACCAAAACGATGTTATCTCATACCTACCCATGAAATTTATAGTATATCAACCAAAGTGGAGTCAATACATGAAGATAACCCCAAATGATTTAACATGGATCAGAAAAGGTTTAGCAAGTGAAGTTTTAAAAGGTAAAGCCGATAATAATAAAAATGCAGTACAAGAAGTGCAGCAGTTATTGGATCGGTTAGATGTTATGGAAAAAGAATTTTATAAAAAAAATGCCTCGTAATAAACACTTAACTAAACCTGTGAGCAGAACACATAAGCGAGCAGGACTCTTTTTTCCTCTGTGACAAGTGGTAAGAGTGATAAGTGTAGCAAACTGTTGTTGGCGCAAATAGAAAATTGCGAGGCAAGATTTACAAACAAAGGAGAATCAAATGAGATATTATTGGGAAGCTTTATTCTCAACTGAGTATTTCCCATACTGGGAGTTCACGATGTTAATGATCTTGCTTTTGAATCTAAGCTTGATTTTGAGAGTAAATAGAATTGAAAGGAAGATTGATGATACTGATTGATATTCCTAGTTGGATGATAATGATTGGTTGGTTTTTTACACAAATCTTTAAGATAGTAACCACCATGTTTATCTTGGTAATGAGTTTAAATAAAATAGATGTATGGAGAAATAAATGAGTAAGTGGCAGGTATATAAAGATAAAAAGGAACTACCTATATGTTGTGGTGTGTATGTGATGTATAAGGATGCTAAGGTGATGTATGTAGGAATTTCCAAGAATGTACGACAGAGATTCTCAAAACACGCAATAAAAGACTGGGACTATGTAAAGATGAAGCCTGCCACTACTTATGGAGCTGCACATGATTTAGAATCTAAACTAATTAAAAAGATTAAACCTGAACTAAATAGTCAGGGTAGCAATCGTATGCAGTTGTCTACACGACATAGGCTTACCGTGCAACCTGATGTATATCAGAGATTTAGAACATTTTGTTATAGTAAAAATATAAAGATGAAAGAAACCTTGAATCAGATTCTTGAAGGTTTTTTGGATGCAGCAGAAAATGGCAAGTAAATCTAAATCAAAAGGAAATACTTACGAGAGGGAACTTGTAGAGCAACTATCAAAAGCAGGGTATAAGGTCAAACGCGCTTGGGGATCGGATGGCAGAAGTATGGGGTTTACAGAAGATGTGGATATAGTGGCAAAGAAGGACAAAAAAACTTTGAAGATACAAGCAAAACGAAGAAAAAGTATTCCACAATGGTTAGCCTTTGGGAATTGTGATTTGGTGATGACCAGGGCAGACCGAGGAGAAACGGTGGTACTAATGAAAATGAAGGATTGGTTGAAATGAGAGATGAAATAGCAAACCATAATCCTGATGCGATCGTTTATGACCCAAAAGAACTGGATGCTGCCATTTTAGGAGTAAGTCATTGTGGTAAGGTAGTGTATAGCTATACCAAACTGGTGGAGTTATTTAAAGAAGTGAATGATTGGACAGATGAAGAGTCGGTGGAGTGGGTGCAGTACAATGTAGTCGGTGGACACTTAGGTGAGTTTAATCCAATCATAGTCTATGACTTACTACACGATTAACATAAAGATTACAGAAAAACTTTCTTCCTCGCAGATTTTAGCTGAAATGCGCGAGGGAGCAATAGAATGGGGGTATTGCATAGGCAAAACTCCAAAAACAAGAGAAGAGGTAAAGAAATTTGGTAACAATTACTACATGAAAGTAGGATATAAATAAGGAGATACAATGCAAGTAGATACATTTTTTAAGCTAAGTGATGCGTTTTTAGAGGAATGTAAAAACATACAGATAGAAAAGGGTCGCGAATATACTGTTGATTCAAGCGACAAGTTCAAAAACTTTAAATCTATTGGTCAACGCTTAGACTTAGATGCAAAAATGGTGGCTTTAGTGTATATGTTAAAGCACATGGACTCTATACGCGCCTATATTATTTCAGGAAAAGAAGGATCAGAGGGACTCAAGGGAAGGTGTCAGGACTTAGTGAACTATGCTATTATGTTATGGGCAATGGATCATGAAGAGCGAGCATTTGAAGATCTAAACCAAGATGCCTGATTTTAAGTATTTCTATGAATATGAGGTAGGAGTAGAGCGAGTCAAATATAACGGTGATCAAGGAAAGGGCAGTTGTCCACTTGGTACACACGAAGATGTAAAACCCTCTTTTTCTTTCAACCTTACCAATGGTCAATGTAAGTGTTTTAGCTGCGGATGGAAGGGAAATGCTTACTTACTCGCAAAGGCTTTAGACATGAAGAATCCTGAGAAGATGATTAATGGTGAAGCTCCTGTAAAAAACGGGCATATACCCCCCAAAAAACGCGAAATAAAGGGAAGTTTGGATACTATCGCGGGTCAGTATATAAGTAATGTACCCGCGCAACACTTACAATCCTTACCAAGACTTAAACAAATGAAGGTGGGATATACCGATGATGGACTCAAAGTCTTTAATTACTTGGATGAAAATGGAAAGGTTACAGGCATTAAAATACATAAATCATATTGGGTGGAAGGAGATAAGCATTGCCAAATCTATGGATTGAATCTTTTACAGGATTACGATAAGAATAAACCTCTTATCATTTGTGAAGGTGAAACCGATATGTTGGTTTGTCCTAATAATGCTATCAGTTTTAGTGCAGGGGCAGGGTCAGTACCTGAAGATTTAAGCCCAATCCTTGATTTTAAGTATATTTATATCGCGTATGATAATGACACGCCAGGTCGAGAGGGTGCTGAGAGACTGGCGCAACGTATTAAGACTGAAAGCAGAGGAATGAAGGTATATATTACAAATTGGAGTGAATATTTACCCGAAGGATACGATATACGAGATGAGTTTACTAAGTATAAGGAAGATGAAGAGTACCAATACAAAGAATTAAAGGCTAGTATTCAAAATGCAGTTGAATATAAGCTACCAAGCAGAGGATATGATGTCATTGATACCTCGGACTTGACCGCATCATACAATACCCCACCCAAACCAATCGTACAATATCTCCTTTACGAAGGTGGGGTTAGCTTGGTGGCGGGAACAGATGGAGTAGGGAAAACTTGGTTTGTATTGCAGATGGCGTATGCTATTGCTAGTGGTACTGAGTTTTTAGGATTTCATGTGAATAAAAAAGATGTATTACTGATTCAGTTTGAACTCTCGTTAGAGCAACTATCGAATCGAGTGAAGGCAGTACGAAACAATTTCCCCGAAGATACACGGGTACAAATAGCAAGATTTGATGACAATGATATGATGTTTACCGATCAATGGCAGAAGATTAAAGATACAGTCGAGGATGTAGGGCTTAAAAATGGGGTCATAATCGTAGATAATATCTATACGAGTACCAACCAAGACCTTTCTGATAATAACGCCTTACAACAAATCCTGTCGATGATACAATTAATTAAAACTCAGACAGGCAACTCTATTGTTTTGGTGGGGCATCATAATAAAAGCAGCAACCATGATGAAGAACCGATATTAAGTAAGGGACTCATTCATGGGGGTAAACACTTAACCAATTATGTACACAATGTATTTCAGATTGGAGATAGCACTTTAGGAACAGATTTACGAAGGGGTAAGATTACAAAGGTAAGGGATGAGCATTGTGAATTAAATGGTATGGCTTTTAAACTGAATTGGAATCGGGAAGAGGTACTATTTGAAAGAGGTGCAGTAATTACCAATGAGAAACTTCATGTTATGGAAGCAAAGAAGCGGTGGGAAATGGAAGTGATTATCAGCTTTTATAATTATAATAATGAGAAAGATTTTGATAGGGAAAGATTATGGCAATTTGTACAAGCAGATCAGGGTTGGATGCCTACTACCAATAACTATCAAACTAAATTAACAAGGTATATAAAAACAATGTTAAAGTGGGGTTTTATTTTAAAACATGGTCATAATAATTATGGCTTTAATCATACAGAATTAAAGCAATATGAACATGAAAATAAGTAGAAAACCCTATATGCTTAATCTGTGTATATATGTATATATGGGTAAAACTTGAAAATGTTTTGTCGAGATATATATACATATATACATCATATAATGAACGGGGTTAGTTAACTATGAAAAATAGTGGATTATTATGTTGTAAACAATGTGGAGTTTATGAAACTGAAAGTATGTACAGATATGATAAAGTTAGAAAATATTTTGTAAATATATACTATTGGTCAAACTTACCAAAGAGAGGGTTGCAGCTAGAAGATTGTCCTAAATGCAACCCAT